TTATTACTGTCGTCCATTACTACTTGGAATGCGTATAAACCTTGTCTTTGTTGTACTGACTCTAAATAAGGGTTAACTTGACTTAAGAATCTGTTACGAGTAACTTGTGTGTTAGGCTCGAATACAAGAGTTTCTGCAACTTGACCAATGTAGTCTTTAAGAGCAATCAACAATCTTCTAACGTTAACTCTGTCTAATGCAGAAGCTTTTTGTTGAAGTGTCTTTTGACCGTAGATAACCGTACCAACTCCAGGGAATGTAGCGATTGGGTTAACAGATCCTTGATAAATTCTGTCTCTATCGTTTGAAGTTAGCTTTCTTTCAGGTTGTAAAACTGTTGGTAAACCACCTCTGTTTAAACCGGCAGGTGCGAACCATTCTGCTCCAACTCTATCGTTGTACTCGTAAGCGGCAGGAACGATTGTAGATGCAGGGATAAAGTTTAATTTACCAGTCTCTCTTGATCTAACTTGAACCCAAGGCCAATAAGCAGCTGCGTAAGACGAATCGAATGCAGTTACTTGAGCAAGCAATGTAGGGATAGATTGACCGTAACCAACCATATCAACCACTGCAATACTGTCTCCTCTTGTTTGGGCCGTGTTAACTACAGAAGTCACTTGACTAGGTGCGTTAACGTAAGTTAAACCTGGAGTGTATAATATATTGAATTTATAAGCGTCTTTGTTACCTAATAGATTGATAGCTGTGTTATAGTCTGTGCTTCTTAAACCTTGAACGTTTCTACCAGCTACTGAACCGTCTGCTAAACCGTTAGGAATATTTTCGAAGAAGTTTACTGCTTCTACTCCGAATGAACCGAATATTGCGCCGGCTGCACTACCGAAAGCTCCGTTATAAGAACCGGATCCTACGTTAGGAAGAGATGAAGTGTATTGGTTTTGAGCTTGACCAATACTGTTGAAATATCCAGGAGTTGGAGTATTTACAGTTTTAACTCTTACGTATCTACTGTTGTTTTGGTAAGAACCAGTAATTTGTAAGTAGTAATTGCCCAAATCGTCTGTAGAAACGGTTTGAGTTTGATCACCAATTACGTAAGCTACATAATTGCTTTGGTTAGGATCCATTGATAAGGCGTTCCATGTTTCAAGAACAGTCTTGTTATTTTGGTAGTCGTCGCCGCGTCTTAAGATTAAGTTAAATTCTCCAGATCCGCTGTTGAAAGCTGTTACTTCCCAGCGTACGTTAGCTGAAGAACCAGAAACTAAAGAACCGAAAGATCCTGAAGCGTCGTTGTTATTCATTACTGTACCAACTGATAAGGTTTCAAAAACGAAAGCAGGAGTTCCCGCTAAGTTGTTGATACTTGCTGTTGCTGGTGTATAAGATCCAGATACTACTCTTGTTACCAATAAAGAAGTTCCGCCTTGCTCAAAGTAATTCAAAGCAGCCATACTTGTTAAGTATTCGTATGCAGCACCTCCAGAAACGAAGGGAGCTCCAAATACAGCTTTGTATTGAGAGTAAGTAGTTACTAATGTTGGGATGTTAACTGGACCAGTTACTGTAGGGCCTACAATTGCGGCGCCTGCTGTTATTGGACCTGAAGTGATCTGAGATAAGTCATTCTCTTGTAAGAATACTCCTGGGCTAATTAGTGTTTCGGCCATTTATGTCGTTTTTTTTCTAGTAATAAATATCGATACTTGATTCAAAACACTTTAGCTAATTTCGCCGGTCTCAGTATTTATCGAGACAGGGCCGTATTTAGATCTAATTTCTTCGAAGACTTGCTTTTCTTTTACCCTAATCTCTTTGATTCTTTTCCTTTGCTCTTCCATATCAAGCTCGATGCTCATCTTTTGGTATTCTAGTTCTCCAAGTAAAGCAGCGACTTCTAAGGCGTCGGATTTGATAAGATTGATTTGTTGAAACTCTTCCGGTGTTAATTGTTTTGTCATAACTAGATTTACTATAAATATGCAAGAAAAACGGCCCACTTTTTGGGTGAGCCGATTGTCTATTATTCTTTTGTGATTATTCTCCTACTTTGATTAATTTGAAGAAAGTATCGTACTTGCCTTCGGATTCAACGTTTTCGAACTCTTCCAACGTAAAGCCTTTGTACTCCAATTCTTTGTCTTCGTTCAATACTGCGTTGAATTCGTTTTGGAATTCTACGAACTTGGGGTTAATTTCTCTTGAAACGGTTTGGCCTTCTTCGTTCTTTACCTCGTTGATGTACATTGGTATCGATACGTTGCCTTGTTCGTCCGCTTCTCCGTGCTTTTTGATTAGCTCTTGCTTTAACGCCTCGCAAGCCTCTTTCTCGGTTACTACTTTTTTAACCAAATCGTTCAACCAGTACTTGGTGGTCATTTTGATTTTTTCTGCCAAAAGTCCCTTTGAGGTAACTTCTCCATTCTGTTGATTCGTAACTCCGTTTAGTTCTGCTTCAAGGTTATAAAACTCGTAAAGCTTTAACGCGATTTTTTCCATATATTATTTAGATTTTTTTGCTGATTTACTAGCAGGAGCTTTTTTAACTGCTTCCTTTGCTTTTTTGATAGTTTCGTTCTTAGGAGCTATTGCAGCGGCCTTTGTTACCACTTCTTTCGCTTCTTCGATTGCTGGAGCTACTGCTTCTTCAACTCGATTTACTAATTTTGTTAATTTTGCTTTGTTTAATAGGATAGCGACTGCTACTGCTACTAATACGATAATGATTCCGAATAACATAAGTTTTTAAGTTTTTGTTTGTTGTATATAAATATATAGAAATACACTAAAAGATTTACGTGGTGTATTGCTCGTTGATTCTCTTTATCTCCTCTTCGGTCATGTACCTCTCTATGGCGTGATAGCCCAACGTACCCAGCTCGTATTTTACTTCGCAGCTAAATCGCTTGGCCGCTTCCAATGGGGCCAATGTGCCGGCTTTGTGCTTTATTAGTCTCAAACAGAAGAAAATGTCCTCTGCAAAAAACCAAGCCGATGAGTACTGGCCAATCACTAATAGATCTTGTACGTCTCGCTTCCAGCCGTAGACCCTGCAGATATACTCCATTACTTTTGGATTTCTTAGGCTTAGGCCACCATTTTGTACAGTTTGATCTTTTACGAAATTGTAGCACGGAGCCCCAACGTAATCGTACTCCAAAAACTCTTCGATGCCTTTTTTTAACAGCTTTGTGTCCCTTTGAAAAGTAAGCGTTCTATCGTAGTCGAATAGCTCCATCCAAAACTCGGGTCTTGTTACGAATAAACAGTAGTTGAATAGAGCTCGCATTCTTTGATCTTTCAATACGGCCTCCATTCCACCGATGTAATTTATTTCTATTGGAATTTTAACGTTCTGATCGTACTGTTTAAACGTGATCTTAACGCCCTGTTTGATTGCGTCCTGTTTGTACTTCTCTATATTTTCTTCGATTGAATACAGGATCAGATCGGTGTTGTCTGGAAGTTTGTCCAAGTGTTGTTGACATATAGAGACGGTATCTTCAAAATATCGGTCTTCTATTATGATTGCTGCTAATTTTTTCATAACGTTTCTTTCCAATTTGTTAACGGTGATAACCATTTGGTCTCTCCGTGCGTTGCGTAACCTGGTAGAGGCGATGCTAGCCTTCTGCCTTTTTGTATTAATTCTGTGAACATTTGAAAATCGTGAGGGTGAGTTTCCTTTGTCCATTTTCTTAGTATGCTTTCGTCCTGTTTTAACGTCTTCACTTTTGCTGCGAATGTCATTGTGGTGCTATTCGTAAGTTTCCAGTGACAGTGCTCTCCCAAATAAACTCTAGTGGCTTCCGATCTATTGGAACAGAAAGGATTTCCGCCTTCGAATGGGTTCATGTACTTGTCAGGGTGATCGTACAGAGTCGCGTAATCGAACTCCAAATCGAACGCGCTTTCTAAGACTCTGTCCGCGTTGTGCCCGTGTAGATAGTCGTTCTCTAAGAAATATACCGTTTCGTCCTCAGGAAGCCCCAATGCGATGTCAAGAGCAGTATTGAACGTACCGGCCCCATGACCTATTTCTACTTGTTTGATACTTCCACTGCACTCGTTTACGAGCAGTTTGGTCGCTTCGCTTGCGCTGTCCGCTATAACTGTCCACTGGGATTTACCAAAAACTGATAGAGCGTTCCTAAAACAGTTCTCGTTAGTTACGTACTCGGGTTTTTCTTTTAAATACCCGCTCTCGCTTATTCTGTAAATTACGTGCATTTTAGACCTGGCTTACTGCTTTCAATACCTCGTTGACGTCGAATATTTCCTCTGGAGAATTGTAAGGACACTCGTGGAATTGACCGTCCAATTGATAGTCGAAGTAGGATCCGTCGATGTTTTTAACGTTTCCAACCGGGGCCTTTGCAATTACGTTGGTGTGCATTTTGTAACCAAACATTTCGGGGTGAGTTCCTATCCACAATACGGTAGAAGGCAATTTGAAAGCTGCCGCTGCGTGTTGTAAACAGGAGTCGATTAGCACTCTTTTGGCCGAAGCTCTAATTAAGGCAAATAGCTCAAAGTTGCTCATTTGTCTGGTTACCACTTCCACCATTGGAGATTGAATTGCTTGACTGTCGTGCTTACAGACTTGGACGATGTGATACTGTTGGCCGTACTGTTGAATGATCGCGTCTGCAACGTACCTTGGCATGTCCCTACTCCAAGCGTAAACAGGAGCTCCGTCCATTACAGGGCCTCCGTTTGTGTGCAATAATAGAATTGGTCTCTGGCGATTCCAACTAAAGGTCATCTCGTTCTGCATCATATTCATGAACAGCTCGGGTAGATCCTTTTCTTTGTTGTAAGGC